GTTTTTGTTTTCAACGCGGTGGCAGGCCAGAGGGGGTTAGGTTGCCAGATTCCGGCATCAAAGACGCCGTCCTCAATCGGTAGCACATTCACGGGGCTAGTTTGCAGTATACCGTCGGCATCGGCTACAACGGTTGGGCCGCCAGTGTAGGTATAATTATCATTAAATCCATTTAGTAAATAAGAAAGATCATACAGCCAATGATTATTATATAACTTGTAATTAAAATCATAATTTGATAAAAGCAATTCTATTTTAATATTAGGATAATCATTAACATTAAAATTAACATAATTAAAATAAGTAATTAAAGTTCTTTCTAAAACATCATCATTATAGATATTCCATATATATTTTGTTGCAAAGCCAGGTTTATTATAAGTAGCAAGGATATTATATTGAGAATCAATAGGAGTTATCACACTAGTAATAACGGAAAGAGTATCAAATTCAGAAACAAAAGAACTACCAACACTAACAGGTAGATTGATATAAGAAACATCATTTAAAATAGATATAGAAGTATTTAAACTTTCATTAGTAAAATTACTTAGAGCTAAACCAGAATTATGTTCATAATTTTGATTAGACGCTAAAATAGACAGATAGGATTTTCTGGAATTTTTTTGGTAAAAGCTATTAGGCAAAGCTCTATATTGGTCATAATTTCTTTTATAGCCAAAAACTGTTTGTTCCCAATCTCTATGTTTTAAAGTCAATTCAGTTCTAAAATTTCTTGAATCGCCTAAATAATTTAATTGGTTTTTATAATTAGGGAAAGGAGTTATAGTTGTATTAACTAATTTATTACCTAAAAATGTTTTCCAGATATAATGTACTGCAACACCTGGTTTTCCAAAGTTAATATCGAAATAGTTAGAAATTCTATCATGGAAAAAATGGTAATTATTTTTACCAATCATTTCATAGAATGTATTATTATAATTAAGACCTACAGAAGCTTTTTCTTCCCAGCAATGGTTTACATTTAAATTACTTTCGCCATATTTTGTATTATATTTATAATGTTTAAATTGCTCATATCTAAAGCCGGGTCTAAGAGATGATAATTTTTTAATATTTTTAAATTTATTTAGGTAATCGCCTTCAAAATAAGAAACAGAATTCAGAACAGAGCGTAATTTATTATAAAAAGAAATATTTTCATTTAGAGAACCTAATTCTATTTGGAGATTGCCAAGAGGTGGAACATAATTATAGATAACATTCCAGCCACAGGGATGAACAATATTTTTTAATAAGCCATTCCACTCATCAAGAGGAATTGAGGTTGTTATTCTATAGACGAAGTTTTTTTCTTCAACTACAGAAACAACATAATAACCTATAAATTTAGCATAAGATTTCAATATAAAATCTATTAAATATAAACTTCCTTTTAGATTATTAAGTTTACTAATATTTTTCAATAAAAATTTTGTAAAGTTATTTTTTAAATCGAATAAAGCATTATCAGATAAAATATTTGTATTTACTTTTTCAAGGAGATTTTTATATTCAAAAGCATATTGGTTTATTTGAAGATTTAAATAAGTTAAATCATTATTAACAAAAGTTTCATTAGGATCAAGTTCATATCTAGATCTTTCAGGATAATATATAGTTTTTTTGAATGAAAAATCATTATCTTTATTATTATCTATAGATAAATTTTTATTAATGTTAGATAATTGTCTATATATATCAATAGGATTTCTTTTATTATCATAAATAGAAGAATTACCCAGCATATTAAAGAAAGTGCCAGTTATATCTTGTAAGAAAGGTTGTTCTTCAAACAATTGACCTTTATATAAATCTCTTCCTCTTAACTCTAATATATTTTTTTTAAGGACATTTTTATCTAAAGTATCATCAACATTTATTTCTAAATTTGAAAAATAAAAATTGGTAGTTGAAGTATCTATGCCATAAATATCAATTTTCAAACTTATAAAACTAAATTCCGAATATAAAGATTCATTTAATCTAGTTACATCATTAAAATATTTGAAAGCATAAGAAGTTAGAGGATTATCATTAGCATATTCTATTACAACTTCATTAGTTTCTAAGTTTAGATAGTTCCAGGAAGAATCAATACCAGAACCTGAGGTAGATAATAATCTATGAAGTTCATTCTTTGAATTAGTCTTATATGGAAGAAGAAACCAAGATATATTGTCAAGTGAATATGATATAGTAAAATTAGTAAATGTCCCATAAGTAGATAAAATAATTTCATCAAGAAATGATTTATTAAAAGATTCTATAATGATATATTCATGGTCTGAGTTATTAGAAACTTTTTTAGATGATATATTAGTAGATAATAAAAACTCTGTATCATCGTCACCAGAAAAACCATTAGAGGAAAATAATTTATGTTTTTTATGTTGTAATAAATTTAGAATCATAAAGTATCCACATTTTTAATATTAACAATAAGATATTGATTAAATCTTGTGTCAAAATCTTCTTCACTTTCAAAAATAATATTATTGTTAAGATCCGTTTTATTTTTTGGAATAAATTGAATTATATCTAAAACATCTGAATCAGCGAATAAAGATTTAACTTCAATAGATTTAGTTTGGTTTAAGGAGTTATAATTTCCTATAACAAAATTTTCAAAAGTCAGTTTACCAACATCACCATTAGTATCATTAGAAAGAGTATCATAAACGAATTGACCTATTTTTATATTATTAAAAATATCATTAAAATACATTTCATAATATTTAGTGGAATAATTATATGTATAATTAAAAATTGTATTGAAACCAAGAGAATTCAATCTATCTTTACCATTTGCAGGGTTAAAAATCATGCTATATTCTCTTAATTGTTTCCACATAGAACCTGATGAACTTTCAGTAAAAATAATATAATCCCCATCTATATAAGGTTTATTAAGAGTATAAGCTATATAAGGGTTATCATCAACACTTCCTGTATTACCAAAGTAGCCATCTTCATTTATTTTTAATATATCACCTAACTGAGCAATAACAGGAAATTCACTAGCATCTTCAGCTGAGATATTATTTTTTAAAACAACTTTTTGCCATTCATTATTACCTAGATAAATTATTTGGTCGCCATCAAAAAATTCTTCATCTAATGTATTATCAAAATTTGAATTTAGACCTTCAGTGCCAAGAACATCAAAGTAATCGCCATAATTTAATTTTAATGGTAGAGCAGACATAGTATCGCCATCAATTTCAAAAACATAAGAAAGTATAGATTGGAAAATTCTCCAATAGCCATCACCAACATAAACTAAAATATCATTTACATTTGCAGTATTTGTAATACTTGAAGGCCAGATTATTTTATCATACAAGAAAAAATTACCATATTCAGTTACTATTCTAAGTTCACCTAGTTGAACACCTGTTATTGGATCATAATCATAGGTTTCTAATATCAAAGAATTTGCATTAATACCTCCTGAAACTGCAAGATTTTGTAATTCCCCTGAACTAGAAACATTAATTAATTTTGTCCACATTACATTATCACTAATACCATTTGGGTTAAAGAATATTAAATCGTGATCATAAAAAATTTCAGATGATCTATTAAAAAAAGTTGTACCCAACTCATTTTCAGTTATAACTAATTTAATATCATAATCAATAGCTTCTTTAACAATAGGGAATGCATAATCTTGGTAAATATTTCTATAATTAGCAATTTCCCATTTATTATTAGGGTTAGATTCAGATAACAAATTAAAGATAATATAATCACCAGATGCAGCAGGAGTTGTTAACAACCCACCTCCATCACCTGATACAGAAATAGAGTACATATCATTAGCATTATTTGCTGTATATAATTCTTCATTAGTAACAGCAGAAACAGAACCTTTAAAATTAGTTTTTTCCCAAACTCCAGAAGTATCGCCATTAAAAATTAAATAATCACCGGCATTAACTTCAGTAAAATTTTTATCATCCCCTGAAACACTAAAATTATAAATAGCTTCGACAAATTTACTATGACCTTCAGAAATTGTATTAAAAATAGGAAAATCATTTTCATTTGCTACAAAACCTTCAAAAAATTCATTATTAGTTCTATACATAGTGCCTAATTCTTCACCTTCATAAGAAATAACAAATTGATCTAATAAATCAGCAACAAAAGAAACAATAGAAAGTTCTATATCATTTATTACTTTTATATTTCTTACTAAAGGAGCAGTTGTATTAACATCATATCTATGGAATTCAAAGAAGTTAGTTGTTCCATTCATCATAATATCAGAGAAAAGAATTTTATCCCCTTCAACAACAGGAGCAATATCTTCATTATAGATTAATCTATTGGTATTAGAATTTGTTATTTTACCTTGAATAGTTCTTAAGTTATAAGGAATATCAGAAGCAGATACACCAAGATCATTACCAAGTTCATAATTACTTTTAACAAAATTAGTATACATATTAGAGTTAGGAAGTTTTTTAACAGGTAAACTAATAGAATTTTCTTTTGATTCAGCTGAATTATAAAATGAATCTTTATTAATAACAAAATAGTAAGAAGCATTTATTGTTGATGAAATAATTTCTGGGTAATAATCTGTAATTGATGCTAATTTAGAATTTCTAAAATATTTTGCATAATCAAAAAAATTATCTAATGAGTAAGATATTAAATCTGCTTTAGCTTTTATTTTTAAATCTTCTTTTTTAGAAGTTGTTATATTTTCAGGAAGTTCAATAAATGGTGTTACTTCAATATAAATATATGAAGGTTTAAAAAAATTTAATTTTGTTGATACAACATTATATGTCTCTAATTCTCGTAATAAAGTATTTTCTTCTATTGAAGTTAAATAAATTGAATTATTATCAGTTAAGAAATTAATTTTATTCAAAGTATTAGGAACACCAGAGAGATATATATTACCTAATTTTTGATCTTCAGAAGAAGGATATAATTCTTCCCCACCAATTACATTAGCTGCCATTATATAAGGATAAGCATTTAAAATATTTTTAAAATCTTGTTTTGTTACTGCTCTTCCTGATGTTGAAAAATATTTTGGTGCTTTTAATTTAATTTCTTCTAATGTTTCATTTTCAGAACCACCAAAAGTAAAAGATAAAGGATCTAAAGAATTAAATTTTGATAAGTCCAAAGCAAAAGAACTAACATAAGAATTAGTGTCAATAGGAATAGAAGTCATATATTCATTATTAGCTAATGATCCCTTTGTTTCAACATATTCAACTGTAGCTGTTTGATCACTTTCTAAGATTTTACCTATAATATTATCCCCGAAAATAATTTTTGGAAAATACTCATTTTCACTATCTTCTTCAACAAAAAAGATATTAGAACTTGGTAAATTAAAAATACTTTTTGCTTCTATCCAATCTTCTGCTAAAGCCCCTGATACATTTCTAATAACAGACATTTTAAGGGAATTCTCTTCAACAGAAATAGATGGAATTGTAAAAGATTGAAAAGGTGTATTCCCAGCAGCACCAATATATGTAAATGTTTTTATTTCACCTTCAAAAAGTTCATATTCAGCTGAAAGTGTATTGTCATCTTGATATGTTAAAATTATGGGTTTTTTGTTTAAATACACATTACCTTTATTAGATACAAATTTAGAATTTGTTTGTACTGTAATAGTGTCATTAACAGAAAATACAACTTCTGTATCAATGTATGTTAATGTTCCTATTGCTTTTGCTGATGTTTTTCTTTTTGGTCTATATCCAATTTCTTTTGCTCTTGAAACTGCATTTTTTCTATAGTTAATCGTATCTAAGAAATTATTGTTTGCAACATTTGCAACTTGATACGACATTAACATACTAACATAAGACATTGTATCAATTATATATGATATATTTGATGCTGACCAATCAAATGTAGCAGAATATTCTGAATTACTCTTTAAAAATTCTATGATCTGTTGTCTAACATCTTCAAATTTTAATAAATTTTGAGAAAAAAGAAAATTAGTAGCCATATTTTATCTCACTTTTTTTAATTGATATTGGAATGATACAGTTTGATTATCTCTAACTAAAATACTCTTATATGTAATAGTAACATCATAACTTTGTTTATCTTCATTTTTCACCACATTAACATTAACATCATCAACACGTGGTTCAAATTTTTCTATTGCATCTTCAATCGTTTTTTGAATTTGTAAACTTGTAATAGGATCAATAGGGGAAAATAAATATTGCTCTAAATTTGTCCCAAATAATGGATCCATGACTCTACTGCCAGGTTTAGTGTTTAAAATATTTCTGATTGATTCAGCAATAGCATTATCATTAGTAAGTAATGATACGTCTTTCTTACCTGTAAAATCTCTGCCTATTTTATTTACATCTATATAATAAATATCGCTATTTTCCATAAATAATTCTCCTGTTAAGTGTATTTATAATAAAAAAAGAGAGAGAACTATTTCTAGTTTCTCTCTCTCATATATATTTTAATAACTGTATATCTTTTTAAAAATAAATATTTTTATACCTTGATAAGTTTATGAGATTTTTTATATTGAGCTTCACTTAAAATATCTACAACTTCACCATTTTTGTTAAATTTAATCCAATGACAGTTATCTAAAACACATTCAATTTTTAAGTTTTCTTCTAAAAATGGAATGAGAATCAAAGCAGACCGAATAAGCATAGAAGTATTTAAAGAATCATTAAATGAAATATAACAAATATCATTTTCATCTTTATTTTTAATAATAACAATATTAAATAAACTGGAATAAAAAATATTATCTTCCTCATCAAAAATAACTAATTCTTCAGAGGTATCAATATCAAATAATTCTTTAATTAAATTATTTAATGTTGTTGAAAAATCTTTATAATTCATAAAATTCCTTTTTAGTAGTGAGTGAGTAAGTTAATAAAAACTCACTCACTCACTTTATATAGCAAAGTTATTTAAGACTATTAAAAAATGCCAAATCTTCATCTTCATCATCATCATCACTAACATTAGTTTCAGGTGAATCAAAAGATGGTTCATTTTTTTCATCAACAGTATCATTTGTTACAGTTTCTTCTTTAGAAGATGAAGAAGATTGTTTTGGTTCTTCATCATTCAAGCAAAGAACAGAGCCTAAAGTACGAATAGTTTCTTCATTAGTTGGGAATTCACTTTCATCAACAAAAGGAGTTAAAGAATAAGTTGAATTCATTATTTGTTCAATTTTTTTATCATCCCCATTAAAAAGAGGTTTTTGTTTTGTGAATTTACTATTATCATAGTTAGGGAAATCTCCTTGTTTTGTTACTGCAAGAAGAAAATCTGCCCCTTCATAAAGATCAAATGGCACAAATTGTTTGAAATCTTCATCCATTAAATCTGTTTCAGAAGGAAACATTTTTTGTTTAATTTTATCATAAATTTTAGTCCCAAATTTATAAAGATAATTTTTACCTTCTTCTTCTGGACAATTAGGATTTTTTAATACAACAATATTTGCAATATATTGAAGTTTACGTTTACGTTTACTAGCAATAGCTTTATCAGATTCAAAAGCTGAGTTCCAGAGTTCCATATTTTTTTTACAAATAGGGCAATCTCTATCATAACCAAAAGTATTAATACAATTACGAATCCACCATTTTTTAGCTCCATTTACTTGATAAGGAAATCCATGATTATAAATTTTTACAAAAGGATTACCTTCTTTATCAGGAATAAAACGAATTACAGCATTTGAAACACCAAGGGAATCTTTTGTCGGCACCCAAAATCTCTCATCTTTTTCAAAAGATTTTGATTTTTTCTCATCATCTTTTTTGATATTCTCTTTAACTGCATCCCAATCAAATTTAAACTTAGCCATATTTTACCTTTCCTTTCTTTCCGCTTCATTCAAGAAGGGATTATATTCCACTACCATTATTGGTAGGGTAATTTATAAAAATTATTATAATTGGGTTAAACCCAAAAATTCCCCCAATATTTACCTAGTAACATTCTTCCATTAACAATTCTATTATTATACTCTAAATATCCTTTTTTGTCAAACCAAAAAGTATTTTTTTCGGTTTCTACCATTTCTAAATATTTTTCATCTTCACAGGGGACAAACTCAACATCTAAATTTCCATGATAAAATTGTTCTTCCCATGATTCATCAATAGTATTTTCTAATGCAAAAATAATTTCATTTGTAACATAATCCCATCTTTTATCATAAAATTCATCTATTTCATAATTAGATTTTTTTTCTTCTTTTGAATTACTACTCCTAATATTTTCAGGTACATCTTCATCTTCAACAAAAGGAATACCATGTTTTTCTTTTAAACTCTTTTTAATTATTGGTAAAATTAATTGAGCCATAGTGTTATATCCAGCCCATGTGTCCTGATAACTACATTTAATAAAACTTAATCTATTTAAGTTTGTATACCAAGAATTCCATAAAACATTTATAATAGGCTGAAATATAAAACCAATAAATTCTATATATTTATCATATTTATCAGGTAAATTCTTTAAAGGTGTTGAATATATAATAGAAAAATGGTTTCGATACTTACCAATAAATGCAATCATATTTTATCTCCAAGCTGTTTGTACTGTATTTATCAAATAATTATTTATATTATCAAAATTAGGAACTTTTGGTAAAAAAACTGATTTTTCTATAGAATCTAATTCCAGTTTTAACTCATCAGCAATAGCCAAAACTTCTTCTTTTGAATATTTCCCATTTCTAATATCAAGTAATAAAGCTTTTTCTTTTAAGGGAAAAATTAAATTTCCAGTTTTTATTAATTCTAATCCTTCTAACATAAGTCTGCAACAATGCATACCAAACTTTGAATCAAACCCATATTTTGTGATTAATTCTTTCCTGTTCCCTACTTTTGCCATTCGTTCATCAATTTTATCTTTAACTTTATATATATATTCTTTTAATGAAATATTTAAATCCCCTATTTTAGCGTGTTGTTCAAAAAATTTAATTCCTTCAGGAAAATTATCATTCTTAAATTCAGCCAATAAACATTTCTTATTATTTTTTTCTAATAAAGTTGCTAACCATTCTTGTGAATTTTTTAGAATTGTATAATTATCAGCTTTAATATGCATTTTGTGCATTTGAGAAATAGCATAACCAATAAATTTTTGTTTGATCAACATACTAGGAAATATATCTCTCATTTCTCTAAGTTGTTTACCAATTTCATTTTCATAAATAATATTTTCATCATTAACAAAAATAGTTTCTATTAATGAAGGGTTTCCTTCCATTAATAGTTTAATGTATTTCCTGAATTCATAAAATTTTTTATCAACTGCTTCTTTATTATTTTTACCATTTTCTTGTTTTGATATAATAGATAAATCAACTTCATTGAGTGTTTTAAGCCCTAAATAATATTCTTTTGGCGCTATAAAAATTCCCATGAAATCTTCATCTGATGTTTCAATATTAGTTCCATATAAATGTGAACCAACTCGTATTTCAAGAATTTTATTTTCTTTAGCGTATTCTTTAATATTCATACGTTCTCAAAATCCTTTTTTATTTCTCTTCTTTCTTCATTGATATGATATGTTTTTGATATATTAATAGCTTTCAAAATTACCCCTGGAGTGTCTTGAAATTTTTCCCCCCAGTGATACCTTGTTTTTGATTTTAAACGCTCTCTATAGTATCTTCTTGAGGCTCTAGTCATATATTATACCTACCAAATGTAATCATCATCATCATCTTGATAAACAAGATCTATATTAGGTTCTAAAAAATATTCTAAACCACAATGAGTAGAAAGTAATAGTTGTATTTTTTCAAGATCAGAAAAATCATCATAATTTTTTGATAAAAAATCTTCTGTAAGTAAACATGAATCACATATATGATTTTCTAATTCAATTCTAATTTCTGATAAATAATAAGATTTAAATAACCAACTAGGATATGAAATCTTATATAAACTATAACTTTTCATAAAGTATTATATGCCTTTACATATTCATGTTCAACATAATCAATAATACTTTTTTTACCTTTACTTTGAATTTCTTTTGGCACACAAATTTGAGTTTTTTCAAAAACATCTTTCATTTTAAAAAGAATTGTACTTTTTGAAGAATCTATAGTGTTTGTAGCATCATAAATTTCGATATATTGAAATAAATTTTTTTTAATTTTCTTAAAAAATTGTACAACCTCAATAATAGATAATGTTTCTAGATTATCAAAGTCTTTTTTAATAAGATTAAAATTTATAATCAATTCATTTTGTTTTGCTGTAAATTTGTGTTTATTAATAAAAGTTCTCAATTTTTTATCATCAATATTATGGAATAATGCTGCTAATGCCACATCAAACGAATAAAAATTTTCTTTTGCTTTATTAAAAGCGTCAAGATTAGACTTATAAATTTTTGGTTCTAAAATATCAAAATGATAATCAATAGCATTAATATCTTTCAAAAAATCAAAAAATAATGAAGGAGTTTTAGCTTCATTATATGTTTTTTTGAGTTCAATATAAACTCTTTCATTATTTACAGCTTTTAAAATATGTTTATGTTCTTTTATTAATTTTAATGTTTCCTTCTCAACAGTTAAATTAAATCTAGCAATAAATCTTGCTCCTCTATAAATTCTAATAGCATCTTCAATAAAAGCTTTAGGATTTACACAACGAAGTATTTTATTTTTAATATCATGAATACCATTGAAAGGATCAACATATTCATGTGTTAAATAATTTTTAGCAATACTATTAATTGAAAAATCTCTTCGAGATAAATCACTTTCAATAGAAACGTTTGTTTTTACTTCAAAGTCATGATAATTACCACATTCAGAAGTAGCTCTTTCAACTCGTGCTAAAGCAATTTCTGAGTTTAGTTCACTATGAATATAAACAGGAAATGAAACTCCAACTTTTTTATGTTCTGGAAATATACTTTCATATTCTTCTGTACTTGTTTTTTCAATGACATAATCTATGTCATGAGGAATTATATTCATAATTCCATCTCGAACACATCCTCCTACATAATAAACTTTATTATTTAATTCTTTAAACATTTAATCCTATCTCCTATTTGTTATAGAAATATATTATCATTTAAAGATAATATATGTCAATAACTTATTCTTTCATAAAAGATAAAATATTAGATTCATTTTTCATTTCTGGTAAATAATGTTTGTCAATAAATTCTTGTCTAACTTTATCAACAATATTTTGATTTACTATTTCTAATACATCTTCAACATCAAGAAAGTTTTCAGCTGCATAATCAACAATAGATTCAATATAAGAATTATTTTCTTTTGTTTTTTTCTCAATCAATAAACTTAATGGATCAATCATTCTGACTCCTTTTTGAGTAAAAAGTTTTCTCTATTTTTACTATATGACAAATTTTCATTGTCAAGAAAATACTTATAAAATTCACATAAAAAACGTTTTGATAAAAATAACTTAAAACATTTTTCGTCATAAGCACAACCAAATGAGACATATTTACAACAATCAGAAGTCATAATAGTTCTTTCATTATATGAATAAAAACTTCCATGAATTGTTCTATATCAGATTCTGAAACTGCAATACCAGAAGTTTTTTCATGACCTCCTGATATTATTTTTACTTCTTTCATGATTCTATCATGAATTTCATGTGTTGTCAAATTTATTTTATTACTAATTCTTAATGAAAATGTAAATTGTGAATCTTTAAATCCATTTAATATTAAATAAACATCATATTCCGGATAAAAAATGGTGAAATCATTTACAAAATAGATATTTGCATTCATAATTATTAAAAGATTATTATATATATAACTATGATTACTCATAGAATCTTTTAAATATGCTGTTCGTTCATTTGTATTTTTTTCTAATATTAAATTATCTTCCTCATCAAGATGATACCCATTTTTAAATTTTTCAATAAATTTTTCAGCATTATATTTCCAGAAAAGTGCATTTAGTGGATATGATAATTTCATAAAATCTTCATTAGAAGTATCCCATATATCATAAATATTAACAATTCTATTTAATTCATATAAATGAGAAATTTTACTATTATTTAAAAATTCATATAGTTGAATACAAGCACATTTTGAAGAATCAAGTTTTAGAGTTATATGTAATTTTTCACATAAATCATGTACATCAAACTCATAAACATGATGATCAATATAGATTATAATATTTTTATCTGTTTTAAAAGACCCAATTTTTCTAAGTTGTTGTTCAGTATAATTAAGATCTGTTATAAATAAAACATCAAAATCTTTATCAATCTCATCAATTAACTTATCAATTTTTGTATAACCAGATGCTTTCCATTGATAATCAGCATTTTTTGGAATAAAATTTAAAACATTAATAACGCTTGTTATACCATCAAGATCCCAATGTGATAAATGTCTAATTTTCATTAATTAATTCCTTTTTAAGTTATTCATAAAATACCATCAAAAATAATTAATTTATTTTTTGCTCTTGTAATACCTGTATATAACCATTTTCGATGAAAATCATTATCTCCTAATCTTTCTTCAAAAAGAATAACTTTTTCAAATTCCGAACCTTGACTATTCCAACCACAAAAACCATTTTGTAAAAATTTATGGGATTTTTCCATTTCTAAACAATAAGTATGACATTTAATATTATTCATAGAAATTATTTTATCAAAGAATATTTCTCCTTTTGAGATATTTTTTAAATAATTATAATCTTCATCATCTTTAATATAAGGTTCAATATATTGTAATATCTCTCTCAATTTAGTAAGATTAACATTATCTCTTGTTAATGAAGTTTGAAATGGGTTGTTAGAAATATTGTATTTTGTAAATATTTTTTTAATAATATAACTAATATTTGGTATTTCTTCATCTATTACATGGAATTCATTATCTATTTTATTATATGTCCATATAATCCCCATATTAAGTAACATCATTCTAATTTGATCTATCATATATTTTGATTTACTTTCAAATTTTGTATGATCAAGAAAATCTTTTTTCCTATTAATCATATCATTTTCAAATAGAGATTTTAAAAATTCTATTTGATATTCTTTATCAGCACTTAAAATACAATCAGGAACAAATTTTTCATGATCTTGTATACCTTTTATTTTTTTACAAAAATTTTGTATATCAAGGGAATTTATTTCAATCATAAAATAATCAGAATATTTCATTGAAATTTTTGAATTCATACAACCAAATAAATTCTCACTAATTCTTTTGAAATCAAAAATTACTTTTTCATATCTATTATAAAATTTTATTGATTTTTTAGATACTGTACCATCAGCTACCATATAACCAAGGAATTTAGCAAAATCTTTAGACATTATTATAGGACTATTAAATGCATTATAAGTTTCTTTAATATTCCAATCAGTAGGTAGAGATAAAGTATTGGCATAAATATTTTGGTTACACTTTAAGACTAAAACATCATTTTCTTTAATATCAACAACATTTTTTCTTTTTATATAGCCATCATTATCTAAAACATCTAAACCATGGTCTAAAGTTGGTGTTATATTATAACCTTTTTTTGTTAAAATTTCTTTACAATCTGAAATACCATTATCAATAAAATTTGTTGGTGTTTCAAGGGTTTCCCCATTAAAAACTTGTGTTGTTTTATAAGTTTTTTCTAAGTCAATTAATTGTTTAATTCCTTTATCAGTAAATATAAAAGTATCGCCACTCAAACATTTATGAGTTGTTATGGTATAACCATAATCAAAGGATTCTATATCTTTTTGATATTTTATATCTTCATTTGTAAATATACCTTTATGTATTTTTAAATTTTTGAAAAGTTCATTTTCATCTGACATAAAATTTAATTTTGATTTTTTCTCATTAAAATTTACACATTTTCCTAACATACCATTTATTAAGCCATTTAAATTATTATTTCTTAAACAAATTAATTTATCATTTACTTCTGGGTAAATATTATTAAACCCATAACCTTTTCTCATTTGGTTATTAATATTAATTCTAGTAGCATTTTTTCCACAAAGAATTTGATTAGATTTTGTTAATGTTTCAAAATGAAGGTTATTAGTTTTTAAGACAGATTCGCCATATCGGCCAGGTTTAATATATTTACCTTGTCTAACTTCATTAGAAAGCCAAATAATAGGATTATCAAGTGCTTGTCTATGAATTTTCTGTAATGTAAAATTAGCATTATTCATTAAGCTAATAATATCTTTAGAAATAGGTGGAAGTTGACCAGAATCACCTACATATAAAATAGGGATTCTAAAAGATTCTAAATCTTTTTGTAATTCTTTACCTATCATTGAAGCTTCATCAACAATAATAAGTTTAATAGAAGAGGCTAATTTATATAATTTTTTGAAATATATATCACCTTTTTCATCTTCTCTTGGTTCATAAATAAGTGAATGAATTGTTGTTGCTTCAAGACCTTTATTTTTCATTACTAAAGCAGCTTTTCCAGTATATGCAACATATCTAATATTATAATCTGAAATATTAAGTTCTTCAGAAATTTTAGAAACTACTGTTGATTTACCAGTTCCTGCATAACCAGCTAAAACAAAAGGAATATGTTTTTTATAACTATTAAACCATTTTTTTATTAATTTAATAGCATAATTTTGTTCATCTGTTAAAATAATATTCAAAATATTTTACCTCTAATCTAATGTTAATGCAAACCAATCGTCTGAATCATAAGCTATAACGATTAAATCATCCATTTCTAATAACTCAATCCAATCATCAAGATATTCATATTTAACTGTTAATTCAATAGATTGATCATAATTAATAAAATAACCAGATTCTGAGTCATAATAAAAATTATATTCTGGAAGTTTTTCTTTTATTTTTTCTTTCAATATTAAAAATCTATCAGTCATAAGCAACTACTTCTTTACCAAAAACAATTTTTTTATTTTCACGTCTTACAAAAAATTCAATTTGTGCCCCACGATGCCCTGTTATTTTATACCATTTAACAACTGTATTACCATCTTTATCAAATCCTATTTTCCCTTCATAGGCATAACCATTTTTAATTGCAAATTTACCAAGATTTTCTTTTTTTGTGATTTTTGGCATTTTCTTTCTCCTTGTGAATATCTAAATATAATATAATATATTATTCAAAAATATTCAACTAAAAAAATCATCTAAAGAATATTTTTTTTCTGTTTCCCAACCAATAGCTTTGAATATATTTTGTAAGGGAGCAACAAAACTTTTTTGAAATTGTAAATCATAATCTATTTCTAATTTATCTTTCCATTCTTCAGGAAATTTTGTTGAAATAGCAATAACATCAGATTGAATGATATTAGGAACTTTAATATAAGAGAATTTTAATTTATCTCCATCAGAAATTTCAGGGTAACGTTCTGTTAAATTTTCTTTATTCAAAAAATCATTATATTTCAAAGCTCCTCTAACAGCAATAGGTAATCCTTTAGAATCTAATGTATAATTTGAAAAATTACATCCCCTAGGGAAAGCAATATCTCTAAAAGGTAAAGTTATAAATTCTTTTTTTGTTTCTTTAATAAAATCTAATAAACAATCATTATTTTTTGTATCAAAAATTAATTTAACAGCCTCTTTAAGTTTTCTTCTACAATATTCAGGTGTAGATGTTCTAACAATTTCAACACCTCGAACTTTTTGTTCTGGGTTATCAAGATAAAATTTACCCTCTTCCCAAATTTTATTCATGATATATTTTTTCTTAGCAATCATAATAGAAACTTCAGCAATACACTCTGCCTCCATTACTATTGTAAGTTCTTTCATATTCATATTAACTGATAGTTTTTCAAAAAACTCATTACATTTTGGTTCAATAACATTTTCTGAAAGTTTTAATAAAAAATTTAATACCGTTTCTTTGTCAGGAATTTTATTTTTAAATCTTTTTGCAACTAAAGGTTCAAGTTTTAAAAAAATAGAATCAGTATCACAATATTTGTTCTCAATACCTAAATTATCATAAATATATTTTTCAGCCCCTCTAACTGATAATTGACCTCCTGAGGTAATAGCTTCAGCAATTCTTATATCATAATATCTTGAATGTTGATTACTTAAATTTCCATATCCGGAATTTAAAAGAATTTTTTCAGCATATTGAATAAGATCTAATTGAGTTCCAAGTTCTTTATTACCATCTTTGAAAGCTTTTTTTGCATCTTTTTTATGTTGTATCCGTTCTTTAAATAATTTACTATAAACACTAGAAATAAATCCATCAATATCATTTCTAAAAAATTGTCCATTACAAGTAAATGATACTCCATATTTTTGTAAAATAGGTGCAAGTTCTTTTGTTTTTTCAACATCTAAACAAGATTCAATTGTACTATATTTAAGTTTAATATCTTTCAATTCATCAGGTAAAATACATTCATCAATAATTGTTTCTGAGGACATATTGTATGAACGAATTTGGTTAGGATAACTTGAAACAATATCATAAACAGCTAACCATTCACATAATTCAGGTTCTGTATCTTTTACATAACCTCCAATAAAATCTTCCTTTTCATGATGTTTATCTGGTGGACATAATTTTTTCGTTTTTAATAATTCATTATAAAATATACAATCCCATGGTTGAACTGTTCCAAAAATTGATTCTGGTGAACATTTTGCTTTGTACATGATTGATAAAGCAAGTTCAATAAATCGTAATTTATAATTTAGTTCATATACTAGTTCAACGTCTTTTTTATTATAATCTACAAATGTTTGAAAATCATCATAATAAAGATTTTCTAATGTTTCATGTTCTTCAGCATAAGATACTTTACCTTCTCCTAATTCAATCATAGCAATATCATTTAATTTGAATGATTCTCTTGGTTTTCCTATATATTTTTTATAAAGATCTAAATAATCCCAACAAATTGTTCCTTGTAATAAATACGTTGTTTGGATTCTACCATTCATAGTTGTTGTTTCTTGTTTTTTAACAACTCTATCAAGTGATAATTTTTTCATCCATTCTGTGCCAAGAATTTTATTTGTTCTATTTACAAGATAGGGAATATCAAACCCATTAGTATTCCATCCAGTTAGAATTCTAACTTTATTATCATTAAAAAGTTTTATATACATCTTTAATAACTGGTCTTCATCTTTACAATTAATATATGTTACATTTTTTTCTTCTGTATAATAATCATCTTTAAATCCAAGAATAATATATTCATTTTTATATATATTTTGAATTGTAATTGTTGAAACTGGATATTCAGATTTTAAAGGATTAGGAAATCCTTTTTTTTGAGGAATTACAGAATTTCTATCACGTATTGTTTCAATATCTATATTCCATGCTACAAGTCCATTTGTTTGAAGTGGTATATCATATTGATATTGAGATGCTATGAATTGAATATGAGGTGCAACATCACCATATATGTCAAACATCCCTTTATTTTCTTTTTTCCAAATTTTCATTTCTGTGATAGAATCAAATACTTTCACTTTAAGTGGATTGTTGAATATATCTGTCCACTTTGTTTTTTCATTTGTCATTATACCAAGAAATGGCTTAAATTTAACTTTTTCTTCATGACAAATTCCATTTTCTATAAAAATGTGTTTTATTGTATTTGCTGAATCTTGATAGGCATTTATAAAACTTTTCATTCGTTTCCCTTTGTTTTTGATTTTTTATTATTATATAATATAAGAAAAGAATTGTCAATTTTAATTATATATAAAAAAATTAGAATTAAAAGGTATTATTAAATTCTTTTTAATTCTAGTTCTATATATTATTAAATTAAAAATGTTAGATTAAATTTTTATGATAATTTTCTGAACAAGAAATTCCTGTTAGATTAGATCCTACAATTGTTAAATCGCCAATTCTCATATTAAATATACTCCTTAAGTAGTTTATATTTATTTATATAAATAATAATAAAAGATTTTAAAGGATAAAAAATGAGTGATACCTTAGATATACATTCAGTAGCGGCATTATTAAATGATGCCCGAGAAAGAATAAAAGAATCTGAAGAAAGATCAAAAGAAACAATTAATCTAACAGAAATAAGATTAATAAAAAAAATAGATGAAATTCAACAGACTCTAAATGTATTTGGGCAAGATTACTCGAAATGGATACCATTATTAACATCTTTACAAAAAAACGAAGATAATAAAAAAACCTTAACAATTGCGTTAATAACATCTTTCATAACTAATATTGCAGCGTTAATAGTTACTTTATTTGTTTTCTTCGTGAAATCAGGGGTTATTAAATAATGAATTTGGAAAATCTCCATGATTTAATTCATGGTAATGTTGATACACCTTTAGGAATATTTTCACATGGAATTTGGAATATTTTTTCATTAATAAATGGTAATCCAGATTTATATATGTCAGGTATAAGACTTTTTCTTTCTATCTTTTTCACAATCCTACTCATTATTATTCTTAATATCAGAACTAAAATGAATTTTGATAAAATGCATCTAATAGCATTTATTGGAGTATTGTTTTTATTAGCTAGAAATTTTATTTTATTAGGGTTTCAATGGGGTTGGGAAATAAAATTATATGACGATTATATTCTTCATTTTCTTTTTCCTCCTCTTGATTATTTTTTTAATATGATGTATATAGGTTGTATAGCATATTATAGTTTAAATACTTATAATTATTATCCTGGAATTTTAAAACGTATAATATGGTGGATTCCATCTTTTATTACTTTATATTTCATTTATATGAGTATTACTTGGAAACATTTTTTTTATTCAAACCTTCCTGTTGTTGTTCAATTCAATAATTCTTCTGTTGATTGGCAATCTCATTGTATTATTTCTTTATTTTGTGTTTACGTTTTATGTGTTGCAGTTTTAAAACATAAAAAATATTATCTCTTTTTAAGCTCTTTTTGGTTTTTTAATTCTATATCACAAATAACAATAGCTATTACTTCTTTTTATAATTACCAATCTTCTGAATTAACAACAATTTTTCAAGCTGTAGAATTATGGTCAATCCCTCTTCTGTTTTTACATTTTGTTAATGCTTATATTATTAGAACACATAAATTTATTCAAAGAAAACCTTGCTTGAGACATGATTGTCCTTCAAGAATTTTTTTATAAAAAAAAGCTTGACAGATCCGGTTCTAGATGATATAATGAGGCTTGTCCGGTACCCCTTTGAATATCTATATTATAAGACAAAAATAAAAAAATTATATATCAATAAAAAATATTGACAAATTATCTCCTTAATAGTATTCTTTATTTGTTCCCAACAAAAACTATTTAAGGAGAGAAATAGAAAAATGATTAAAAAAGAATGTCAAGAAATTTTGATTAAATTCTGTGATGAACATTCCCTTCCTTATCCTAAACTTCGTTTCTCAAATGGTTTGAAAAAAGCAAATGGTATTTATAAATATTCTTATGATATTATTCTTTTTAAAACAGCTAATACATTAGAAGAAATTTCAAATTCACTTAAATCTTTTGAAATAGTTATTTCAAATTTAATGATTAAATTTTTTAATAATGAACAAGTCAAAAAAACATTGATACATGAATTAACCCATCATTATTGTCTTTTTCATAATAAGAATGCTAATCATACAGAATACTTTAAACAAAAATGTTCAGAGTTTGGGGGTAGTATGAGTAGTATTTTAGCAGGTTCTATATATGCTGATTCAGTTTCAGATAATTATATTACTAAAAAAATTGGATTTAAATTAGAATGTCAATGTGGAAAACCTGGGCATGGTATTCAGCATTATATACGTAATCCCAAAAAAACAACATTAACTAAATATTGTTGTCCTATCTGTAAAACTTTAATGAAAGAATGGAAAAGGATTGAAAAATGAAAAAATTTACTAAAAACCCATTTTACGAAGAAATTCTAAAAGAAGCAATTGAAGAAGCTAATAAATCATCAAAGAACTGGATGATTGAAAACACAAAAGACCGAGAAAAAACAGCACTTTTAGGAGATTGTGGTTTATCTTTTATTAAAATCACTGATAAGAGATGGTCTTTTGTAAAATATTATATCCAACGTGAATTAGTAAAAACAGGACAAAAATATAATCGAATTTATATTCCTCATGAAAATTCTGGTAGATTAGAAATTGGGCCAAAATATTCAGCAATGGTATCAGCTATGAATGTTTTCAAAAAATATTCTGTTGATGCTGGTCTTGAAATAAAAACTTTTATAGATTAAATAAATGAAAATATATCAAATTTTCTTTAAAGAAGAACATTTAGCTTTTCTTCATCCTGATTTAATTCATTATGATAATTCTAATGATAATTCATTACAATTTGAATATTGTATTATGAGAAAAAAATATTTTATTAAATCCTGGTTATGATTGTTATGCATTTAACCCGCATGATTGGGTTGAAAAAAATATTTGGAAACAAGGGGATGCTTCAAGTTATAAAAACATTAAAATGTCTTTTATAACACAATTAATGTTTGACAAATTAGGATATTCCTATAAAATAACAGATAGAAAATATTCAATAGATGAGTTTTCTTTTTGTAATTATTGGATTGCAAATAAAAAATTTTGGGATGAATATATTTTATTCATTGAACCATTTCATCATTTGATGATTAAAAATAATAAAATATATAATAATTTATTTTTTGATGAAGAAGAATCTTTATATGGGTATTATCCTTATATTATAGAAAGATTATTGTCTGAATTTATTTGGTTGAAAAAAGATGTTTTTAAAAATAAAAT